TTATTTGCCACCTTTTTTGCCACCCATGGTGCCACCTTGAGGTTCTTCATCATTAGCTTTCCCGAATACATCATCAAATGTTGCGGCTGCTCCTGCATCGGCAGCTCGGATAACATGACCGTAAACGTCCATAGTAGTACCTATCTTTGAATGACCTATACGCTCAGATATAATTTTCGCGTGTACCCCTCGGTTAATTAGGATAGTTACTGATGTGTGGCGCAGATCGTGAAACCTAATATAACGTAGAGATTTATTTCTCTGAATAAAGGATCTCCACTGTTCAGATAATGTTTTTGGGTAGTATGGCATTCCATATTTATTACAGAACAGAAATTCGTTTGTCGATTGCCAAATATCAATATTTTTTGTTCTGAATTTAAACCATTCTTTTCGAAAACCTGCAAGTTCTTGAATTATAGAAGGAGTGATCGAAACTGTTCTTACCGAACCTTTATTTTTAGGTGATTTAATTACAGGTAGCTTGTCCTTGTACGCCGGGATTGATTGCCTAATTGCAATCAGTCCTCTTTCCAGATCAATATGCCTCCATTCTAATCCAAGCAGTTCTGCTCTTCTCATACCAGTTGTAAATGCTAAGCTTACTAATGCTCTGAACTGGGAAGGCTCGTCCTGGAGACAATTGAAAACTTTCACTGCTTCTTCTTCACTATAAACATTTATTTCAAAACTCTTTTCTTCTTTTGGCTTTTTAACCTTATCCATAGGGTTGGGATCAAGGGCATACCATTCTGTTGCTTTCAGAAATATGCTTTTCAATACACGATACACATAAATCTTTGTTTGGCTTCCGGCCGGCTTAGATGGGTCTTTAATTCCTTTCATATTATGTAAAAATTCAACTATATCCATAGATTTAATACTTCTAATATCATTCCATTTTTTAAAATGCGGTAGAATCTGACGCTCAAGTTGGAATATATAATTTTCTTGAGTCTTGAATTCAAGATCTGTTAAGACAAACATTTTTGTCCATTTGTCTGCTAGCTCACTAAATGATATTTTCTTGGGTTCCTTAAGCTGGCCTTTTGCTAGCTCTTCTTCCACTTGAACTACAAATTTACTTAGTTCTCTTTCGGCCACTCTCTTTGAGTTTGTATCTACGGGTTTAGTTTTCCGGATACGCTTACCAAACTGATCGGTACCCAAATCAACTACAAGCCGGTAGCCATTTTTCCGTTTTTCAACCCAGGGCATAACTGCACTCCTCCAAGATTTTTATTGGTATCGAAGTATAGGCACCGAAGAAAGGTAACGATTATTAATTTGATCCAACCGTTCATAAGCTAATTTATACGGAACACAAAATAATTCTGAAAGTAAGTTTGCTGCCTCTCGCCTGGTATGACCAAGATCCAAATTTCTAATCATAAAATATGGCATTGAAGCATATCGAGCAAAATTATCAGCATCCGATTCCTGGAGGCGTACGAAGTCAACCGGAAGAGAGGATTGGTTTCCCGAATGTCGTAAAAGATGGCATAGCTCGTGCAGGAATTCTATCCATTGCTCACTTTTGTTTTTACGTCGATCTATGAAGATAGTCATCATTCCAAACCTTTCGAAGCCTTGCCCTTCAGTATCAACGTAGTACACCCAAATATCTAGCTTAGTAGCCAAATTTGTGATCCCTAAATCTTGGGGGGATTTAATATCCAAAGCACGGTATAGTTCCTCTATCCAATCTTCTAGAAGAGTCGTATGATATTTCATCACATTTTGTCCGCCCCTTATGCATTATTCCCCTTGCTTGTCCCTTGGTTTACGATGCTTTTCATTTTCCTGAATAAATCTCCAGAATCGAAGCATTTCTTCTTTCCTCTCTTCCGGAGCTGATAGAAAATCTCTAAAAAATACATTTACCTCCGGTGGAATCTCTTCAGTAAATACCTTATTGGTTGGTATTTCTTCTCTACCTAAAAGTTCATCGATACTTACTTCGAAATAATTAGCAATTGTAGTCAATGTTTCAGCGTCTGGTTCTCTTTGTCCAGTTTCCCACATAGCGATTGCACTTGTTGATACTCCTAGTGCTTTTCCTAGATCGCGCTGGGTCATGTTTTTCTTTTTTCTTAGAACAGCAATGGTTTTCCCTAGCATCCAAAAAATCGTCCCTTCATAAAAAATCACAAAATGAGATAAAAAAAGGATTGACCGCTCACGAAGTGTGATGTATTATGAAGGTACAAAAATCACGTTTCGTGAACATGAAAGGCAGGTGAAGGCTTCATTGATTAACAAAAATCTAGTTAATGCTCGTAAGGAGCTTGGACTCTCCGCTTACGAGGCAGCGCAAAAGATAGGCATCTCCCAAAGTATGCTATCAATGCTTGAAAAAAAACAAAGAAGTGGCAGTGATAAAACAAAACTAAAGATCTCAAAGTTTTATTGCAAATCAATTGAGGAACTTTTCTATAGCTAATTTAATCACACTTTGTGATTAAATTCAAGTTTTTTTTATGGAAATGATTAGGAAGGAGGAGGTGGTCTTTTGACTACTACTGTTGACTTCATTGAGGAGTTAAAACAAAGACTGATTCAAGAACTGCAGCCTGTTATCAATGGAATGGTTGAAGATTTATATCAAAACAGGATTAGACGTGCAACACTTACTGCTGAACAGGCGGCAGAGTACATTGGTGTTTCAAAACCTATGCTATACACAATGGTAAACGAAGGCCAAATCTCATGCATACCGGTCGGATCTTTAAATTCACAAAAGCCTCACTATAAATTCAGACTATCCACATTGGACAAGTGGATGGATGAACGAGAGAAGTTTCTTGAAGTTAAAAAAATTGTTTAGGGGGGTTGGAAGATGTCACCAGAACGATTGGAGCAGCGTCGCGAAGCAACAGCAAGGCTTAATATCATTCAAAGCTTCTTAAGTCGTAGCGAACATCTGGACAGTGCAGGATACGATTTGATGAATAATGAAGCCGCAAGATTGGAAGCTGAACTTCGAAGAAAGGAGGGAGAAGCATTAAGGACGTTTTTGCTCAGAGGGACAAGCAGCGCCGATTGATTAGGATGGAACTCAACTCTCTATACCGTAAGTTTATGGAGGCAGATTCCTCTAACGATCTCGATTTTATGATCGCCTTAGATAAAAGAATCAGGACGCTCAAAGGTACGCTCTTACGGATTGATCCAGTAGAAGAACCGGAGCCGTGCAACAGGTTACCTCAGAAAGAACAAAGATCACGTCTCGGAAACGTGATCTAAGTCGGAACTTTAAAAAATATTGTTTGTTCGATTATACCAAAATTACTTCATCAGTACAACTGAAAAGGGTTTGTGCATCAATGTATAGCATGTCACGCGTGACATGCGCGTGACATCGGCGTGACGTGGTGAAACGTCCTCGGTACATCCATACAAGCCGAAGGGAGGTCATAGATTTGGCGTGGATTGAAAGTCACCAATCCTTACCCGGACACCCTAAAACAAGAAGGTGCGCACGTAAATTAGGGGTGTCTATTCCGACGATGGTCGGACTTCTGCATATGCTTTGGTATTGGGCTATGGACTATGCCCAGGATGGTGATTTAACAAAGTTTGAGCATGATGACATCGCAGATGCTATGCAATGGGATGGCGATGCCGATCAATTAGTTTCTGTACTCATTGACGCTAGATTTTTAGATCAGGATGATAATGGGCTAGTTATACACGACTGGTTTGATTATGCAGGGCGGCTTATCGAAAAAAGGGAACAAAACAACGAAAGAAAGAGACGGTCACGTGAAAAGAGAAAGAAGCCCGATGATGGTCACGGAGATGTCACGCGTGACGGGAATGTGACGTCCAAAAGAGTCACGGGGCTACCGAACCAAACCGAACCTAACCAACCAAACCAACCTAACCAAAAAGAGTTTACCCCTGAGTCGTTGCCGCCGTCAGGGGACGACTCGCCCCAAGATTCAAGTCAGGAAAAGGGGAAGGGTACCAAAGGAAAAGGAAGTACCAAGCCGCATTACAGCGAAGACAGCCCGTATTACATGATGGCAGTCTACTTCAAAGATAAAGTCGAGGACATGGCCAAAGGTGAGGGGCTGACCCATTTAACCGCAAATACAAACCTTCAGACATGGGCAAACGACTTTAGGTTGCTTGTAGAAAAGGACAAGCACGGCGACAAAACTTTAATCCGTGAAGTGATGGACTGGGTTGTGACAGACTCATTTTGGAAATCAAACATCATGAGCGCTTCCTCCTTTCGCGACAAGTTCCCCAAGCTGGTTATCGAAATGCGTAACAAGACAAGAGGCCAGCGTGGCAGATCGCAGGGGGCTTCGGGGAAGGCAAAAATTGAGGTAGTTCCAAGTGTCACGGACGGTCTAGTCGTTTCAGATGCTGAAATGGAAGAGTACATGAAACTTGCCCGTCAGATGAGCGAGGCCCAAGATGCGTAAGCTGTGGTTAAACAAATCCCAGGCGAAAGCATCCCGGATGCCCTGCCTAATACCGCGCCAGATCGAGATTAACGGCGAATGGGTTTGGGATGGCATATGGGCAGGCGCCCCAGAACCGGTGGCCGACATTTTGCTGACGTACAGGCGTTGTGCATTGCTTGGTTGCCCCGTAGGAGAACAGGAGAAGCCAGCTGCCTATGTATACAGTTCCCGAGAAACAAGCAGCTACCGATATGTGCCCCTATGGGCGAGATTTGCCGAGCAGATTGATATGAGCAAAGCCAATGAACTGGAAATACGTGTATTAAGTCGCCGGCGAGGCGATGGCGTGCGAGATAAATCGAAAGGGTGAGCTGAGATGGAACAAGCAGTGCAGAAACTGCAAGACGAGATCGCAGGCAGCCAGAATAACCCATACATTCAGGTGATCGAAAAGATTCACGCAGAAGTCGAGCAAGAGCTGGCCAAGCTCAAAGAACAAATCAAGCGAAATGAAAACAAGGCCATGGTAAAGTTTGCAGTCTGCTTCGAAACGGTGGTAAGGGATCTCGACAATTTACTAGGGGCTCTCTACGAGATCAAAACAACGGCACCAGAGCAACATGAAAAATATCAAAATGCAGTTACCGGCCTGCTTGAAAGAATGAAGGAAAAACTGTAATGAGTACCTTGGTTCCGAGAGCAGAGCAGATGATTCACGACGCACTTGATTTCCTGATCCATAAGGGATGCAGAATCGAACGTCTCAAAATGGTCGTGTGCGCGGATGCACCGATTTCAAGGTACCGAATGATATCAACAAGGTACGGTATGCTTCAAATCGACCCAGATCCATTCGTACGAAAGGGGTTAGCGTATGTGATTGAGGATCCTGGGAGACAAGGACGAGGATTCGCCTGGGTTTCTAAATAATGAACAAATCAAGGAGGGGTAAACCCTCCTTATCTTGAACGGGGAGGTAGAAAGATGAGAGTCAAGTTAATCAAAGTTGGTCGGACCTATGTCACGCCGAATGGAGGAGAGCGCCGGCTTGAAAAGATAGAACGAAAGGATGGCAGGTATCATGCTGGGTATGTTCCGATCGATCGAAAGGGTAATGAAGGAACCCTGCGGTGGGTTAAGCTCGAATCCTTCGCCAACGGAGTCCTCGGAGAGTCGATTTCATGAGAAAGGAGCTAACCTATGGGGGAAGCATTAGAGCAAATGGAAATCTTCCCAAGCGTCACGGATGCCGAACGCCAAGCTGTTAAAACCCTTCTAAAAAGGTATCCCAAAATGCGCGTAACGGTGAAAGCCCTTGGGCAGAAAACAGAATTGACGGATAAGCAGCAGCAGGTATATGCCAGCTGGGGCAAGATAGTTGATGAAATCAATACAGCCTTCAGCCTTATCTTGGATGAAGATGTTAAGAAGATTTTCGAGCATCGATATTTGAAAGGCCAGAAGTATGCAAGCACTGTGGACCTGTTTTGGTCTGAGCAGCGCAGTGAACGCACCATAGACCGGCGGATTGCTACCGGGGTAGACACCATTGCCGAACACCTAAAATTATGCGGAATCATTTAAAAATGTGACACTAATCTGGCGGTGTTTTGGCTCAAAAGTGACGGTGGATCATTATACATTAGGCACGCAGAGAGTAGCTCAACTCTCCGGTGTGCCTACTGCCTGTTATCTCGACCGCGATATTGAGATGGTACGATATTAGCGGATAAAATTATGAAAACCAGAATTCTTTAGTTCGTATGTCTAACATATAAACTAGTTAGAAGAACTATGCAAAATAAAAATGTGTTGAAAATTCTGGAATATTGTCCGATTATTAAAGAAACAAAAAAATCTTCAAGAACATTTGTTCTAATGATGATCGGGTGATATATTTGAGAAGAAAATTTTTAGCTGCAAAAGTTAATATTAACGAGGCAATTTTCAGTAATGACGTTGACTATTTAATTAGGCTGATTCCAAAAGTTATGTTGTCTTACCCAGAACTTTCTACCAAGAAATCAACATGGGTATGGTGTTTCGGAGATTTGGAAACAGATGAAGAGCAGAAAATTGTATGGGGAAACTTTGTAAAAAAGAGAAATGAGAAAAAACTCGTCTATGACGGATCAAAAACTGTGTACCAAGAGATCAAAAATGCAGCTTATCAGAGTTTTTTTCTTTATAACACAGAAACGGAAATTTTAGTATTTGAGGAGTCAGCAGATATAAATCGAGAGTCATTTATGGATGCTTTCGAACGTATTATTTATAAAGGGCATATTGAAATAGGCGAGATTTCAGTACAACTTATTCCGCTAAAAAGTGTAATAAAATCAAAGATTAATGATATCGAGGTTCTTACGAAAATTGAATTTGATTTGATACACCCTAATCCAATACACCATGATTCATATAGAGATTTAGATGATATCATAAAAAAAGAGCAAGCAACTCGATTGAAAACTACACTTGAGAATCAGAATGGTTTAAACAAAGAGGGGGCATTTATTCAAAGCGGAATTGAGATGGTAGCCAGAGGATATGGTGACGTTAATGCGTATGGCTACTCCAGAGTTCAAACATACGGTAAGAGGAAAAGAATGAGGAAGAATCAACAACGCGTGAGATCTAAGGATGAGGTACAAATGACGTTCACAGATAAAAATATTGAGAAAAAGAGTTTAGTTCCTAAACTTAGAGAGTTTGCTGAAAAAATATCAAATATGCTTTTATAAAGCGAGCTGAGACAATGAAAAGAGACGAGAGGGTATCGAGTAAAACCACAACTTTTATGGGATTGTTGAGAATCACCACGTTCAAACCATTCCTCGCAACACCAGTTTTTTTTGTTGCTGTCATACTGGCTGCAATCTTTTATTTTTACTTCAAAGACATAACTGATTTTTCGCATTTAGTAGAGTATACTTCAGATACAATCGCGTCTATATCGGCCACAATATTAGGTATCGTAATAGCCGGTTTAGCAATCTTAATTTCTTTAACCCAAGGAAAACTACTATCTCTATTTCTGCAAAAGAATATTCTGCAGAAATTTCTTTTTCCGTTTTGGGTATTCACAGGTGCCTGGGCATTATCAACATTAATCTGTATCATTATTAAATTGTTCCAGTACTTTGAGCCTGAGTTGTTACTTTATATCTTTACTACAGAAGTTTTTGTGTTTGTATATGCTTTATTAGGTACAGTTAGCCTAATGGGTCATGCAATTCGTTTTGGATTGTATATCGCTCAAATCACAGATGTAATTAATGATGAAACCGAATAATATATTATAAACCGTTTGAATCAACGCGGTTTATTTTTTTTATAAGTCATAGGCCAGAAGCATGCAAGCACTGTGGACCTGTTCCCACTGTTCTGGTCCGAGCAGCGCAGCGAACTAACCATAGACCGTCGAATTGCTGCCGGCTTAGACACCATTGCCGAACATCTTAAGTATGGGAATCATCTAAAAATGTGGCGGTAAACTGGCGGTGGCTTGGCGCAAAAGTGGCGGTGGATCAATTATACAGTAGGCACATAGAGAGTAACTCAACTCTCCGGTGTGCCTACTGTCCGTTATCGCGGTAGGAACTCGGCCGCGCTGTGGGATGGTACGATACATCCTTAGACGTTCATCGTCAAGGGTTCGGTGTGAGGTGGGGTTCGATGCCCCGAAACCGCTCCGCCCGGGCGGGATAGAAATACGGGCTTTTCATGGCCTTTAATGGAAAGGGTAGGTTCGATTCCTGCCAAGGCCCACTAACCTAAGGTTTCATAACCATTTTCTCCATATAGCCGCTCCTTCGGGGGCGGCATTTCTTTTTAAGTGAGGTGAAGAGCAGCGTGGAACAGAAGAAACCATTGGTTAGGCAACCTTTGAAGTGCCGGGGGTGTATCTGGGGAAGATGGGAAGCGCCGGCGCAGTTTTGCTCTAAACCGAAGGAAATGTGTGTAAAAGGCTCTCCTCCTAAAGTGAGGGATTCTAAATGAATACGGTACAGCCGATCCGTGACATGGATATCCTGCAGGACATGCTGGACTATTTGGAGAGCACGAACTATAGGAACTTTATCATGGTCCTGATCGGTATCGATACCGGCTTACGGATCAGTGATATATTACGCCTACGGGTTCGGGATGTATTGGGGACACACATTTCCATTCGTGAAAAAAAGACCGGCAAGCAGAAGCGTATCCTGATCACCAGCACGCTCAAGAAAAAGCTTGCTCCGTATATCGAAGGTAAACCGAACAATGAATTTTTAATCCGTAGCCGGGAAGGGTTGAACCGACCCATTACCCGAGAGATGGCATATAAGATCATTCGTGCGGCAGCCGAAGAGTTCGGTTTGACTGAAATTGCGTGTCACAGCCTCCGAAAGACGTTCGGATATATTTTCTATAACCAAACGACGGAAAAGGATATTGCCCTGTTGATGAATTATTTTAATCACTCGTCACCACAAGAAACCCTCCGATATATTGGGATGGCTCAGGACAGCATGGACATGGCCCTAAAACGGCATCGAAGATAGTCAGTTCCACATATCCGGTATACGTGAAACTCATTGAACACAAGGCTGGAAAAACCAGGCGGCGCTTGGATTTTTGGTGAACGCTTGAGTTTAACACAACCACGTCTATGAGTAATTCATTTGAGACATTATGTAACCTTCGGGAAGGTGATTTTGAGTGAATTTGGCCCCGAAAAAACCATGCAAAAAGCCCGGCTGTGGAGAGCTGACCCGGATGGGGTACTGCACCGAGCATGCAAAATTCGAAAGAAGATACGACCAGGAACGGGGGTCGGCGTCAAAGCGTGGATATGGGCATCGCTGGCGTATGGTTCGGGCAGACTTCCTAAGTAAGAACCCGTTGTGTGTTCAGTGCTATCGGGATGGCCGGGTAACAGCTGCTTCGGTCGTGGACCATATCAAACCTCATAAAGGAGATCAAAAGCTATTCTGGGACCGGCAGAATTGGCAAGCATTGTGTAAGAGTTGTCATGATATTAAAACAGCCAAGTATGACAAAGGACATTGGTAAGGGGATATGTGGAACAACCTTGCTAAACATAATATAATCAATTAAAAACACAAAGGAATTGAATGTTCATGTCCATTGAATACTTAGGTCACGATGTTATAGGTAAGCATTTCTTTAAGCCGAAATCACTACAGGAACTTAAGCAAACAGCAACAGTAGTTATTGATACCAATGTCCTTCTATCTGCTTATCAATGGAAGGAGGTAACACTCCTAGAAGTTAAAGAAACGTTAGAAAAATTGGCAGGGATATATAGACTGAAAATCCCATCCCACGTTGTTAAAGAATTTATGGACCAAAGGCCAAAAAGAATCGTTGAAACAATTAAAAAAATTGAGACTGACTTGCTTTCTAAATTTAACAAACAGCAAAAACTTTATTCTACGGTTCCTTTTTTAGAGATGCTACCGAAGTCTAAAGAATACTTGGAAGCGGAAAAGGAATATAATGAGGCTTTCGATAAGTACAAAAAAAGTATTAAGGATATAATTGGACACGTTAAAGAGTTTATTAACAGTGATCCGGTCTTGGATAATTTCGAGCAGTTGATTATAAATTGCAATTATCAACTTGAACCTGAGGAAATAGCTGAAATGCAGGCAGAGGTAAAAGATAGAATCAAAAATAAGATACCGCCATTGAGTGGAGGCGATTCAGGAAAGAAAGAAAATTACGATGGTGACTATATCATATGGAAACACATCTTAAAATTAGATACAGATGTGATATTTGTAACGAGTGATACAAAGGATGACTGGGTTATTAAAGATCATTATAACAATGTTTTGTCACCTAGGAGAGAATTAATTGAGGAGTATTACCTGAAATCAGGAGGGAAGACATTTACAATATTATCACCTAAAGATTTTGTGGAATTGTTTAATTCTCAGATAGACAGTGACATTGCGGAAGATTTAAGTAAGAGATTGGAAGAGGAAGCAGATCTTTTTTTCTTCTTAAGAGAAATCTTTAATGAATATGATCCCGCTGGTATAGCTTCCTATGGTGAATCTGAGTACGATATAGAAATCAATCACATAATTAATAACCTACCCTCTATTATTTCCTATGCAAGTATCGAGAATTTGTTGTTCAAAACATTGGAAAAATACTTCAATATTAGGATAGCCGAGACTATGTGTATGAAAATGACGAGTGATATTTTTAATTTTATTATTTTCGGAAGCCGGTACCCCCTGGGTCAAAAAAAACAATAGCGAAACTCTATAGACCGCGGCCCCCTCAAATGCGAAAAAAAGTCCCCGTGACGAAATCGGGGAAAAAAGGAGGTTTGAGAAGTGGCAAATCCTGTCATCAATTTCAATCATATGCGAGTCGGCAAAAAAGGCGGCGGTAAAAATTGGACCAAAAAGGAAGTAGAGGCCCGAGAGGAAGCGGCCAAGAAATTCGAGCGAAAGAAAAAGCTAAAGCTTCGGATTCCAGAATGGCTAGACGACTCCGCACGTAAGATTTGGCGGAAGACGGTCAAGGACATGGAAGAGTTCGGGGTGCTGGACAAGGTGGACGAGGACGTGCTGGGCATCTATTGTGATGCGGTATCGAAGGTCCAGGAGGCGAACCGGCTGATCGACGAATTTGGATATACGGAAACGAATAAATCCGGCGTGCAAGTTCCTAACGCCTACGTGCAGATGTCGCAGCGATACGCGAACATCGCACTGGCCTATTCGAACAAGCTGGGATTAAATGCGGAGTCGCGCGCTCGACTTGCGAAGCGACAAGCCGATGGGGACACAGATCCGAATGCAGATCTCTTCGATTGATTGGGACGACCTCCATCCGACGCATCGATATGCTGCCGAAATTGTTCTAGGCATTCGGCCGAGCTGCGAGATGGAGCGTCTGGCTTGTCAGCGTCATCTGAATGATCTGCAGCGTCAAGCGACACCTGAGTTTCCGTATGTGTTTGACGAAAGCCGGGCCGACCGGGTCTTTGAATGGTTCGAACGCTGTTGCCGCCATGTGCGGGGCGTATTTAGCGGCCAGCCGATCAAGCTGCTGCCCTTTCAAAAGTTTGACATGGGCGTGGTGTACGGCTGGGTACATATGGAGACTGGGCAGCGCCGATTCCGGAAAGCATTTCACCTTCGAGCTCGTGGGAACGTCAAATCGACGGAGATGAGCGGGCTGGCCTTATACGGCATGTGTGGGGATTGTATCTATCCGCCAGGGCAGCCTGAACTTCGAAAGTATGAACATAGCCCTGAAGTTGACTGTGCGGCCGTCGATAAAGGGCAGGCCAAACGTGTTTGGGGCGATGCCCGAGAAATGGGCATCAATAGTCCAGATATTTCGAAGCGCCTGCGCATCCTAAGAGGATACATTGAGCACGCGACGCGCGGCGGATCGCTGAAACCGCTCAGTAAGGACACCAAAAACAAAGACTCCGGCGCGCCGTGTCTCGTCGTGATCGACGAATACCACGCCCACCCAACGTCTGAAATCCTGGATGTGTCCTATTCCGGATTCGGCAAACGTCTGCAGTCGCTGATGCAGATTATCAGCACCGCCGGAAAGGATGCCGAAAACAGTCCTTGTAAGAAGGAATACGATTTCTTATGCAAGATGATGCGTGGCGAGATCCCGATGCAAGAAACGTATTGCGTCATCATTCGGGAGCTTGACCAAGGAGATGACCCGCACAATCCGGACAACTGGGTAAAACCGAATCCCGTCCTGCAGGAAGACAACGAATATGCCCAGGAGCTGCGCCGCCAGATACAGACTGAGCATGATGAGGCTTTTGGTTCAGGGAATCCGGATAAAATTCGCGAATGGCTGACCAAGCGAGTGAACCAGTGGCAGAAAGACAGCGAGAATAAGTACATGTCCACGAACCATATGAACAAATGGAAGTCCCTTGCGATACCGCAAGCGGACTTTTTTGAGTTGGTCAAAGGGTATCAGACATGGAGCGGACTGGATCTGTCTAAAACGACAGATTTGACGGCCGTTGGATATGTATTCCGGCTGCCGGAAGGTCGATTTGCTGTCACTGCGCATGGATTCATGCCATCTGAGCGGGCCAAGCAGCATGAACACACTGACCGGGTGCCATATCGCCAGTGGGCGGACGAAGGGTGGTGTACCTTGACACCGGGCGAGGTCGTGGACTACGGCTTCATTCAATCCTACATGGAACGAATGGAGCGGGAACATCAATGGTTCGTGCAAGAGATTTGTTATGACCCGTACAATGCCACCCATTTCACGCAGCAGTTGGAGCAGCAAGGGTATGAACGGGTTGAAATTCGCCAAGGCGTTCAGTCACTTTCCGAACCGACGAAGTTTTTCCGTGAATTGCTGCTGAAAGGACTGATCGTCCATGATGGAAGCCCACTCTTAACCTGGTGCTTATCCAACGCCGTTGAAATCATCGACAGTAACGGGAATATCAAACTCAGCAAGAAGCACAAGGACGACAGTCAGCGGATCGACCTAATCGCTGCGATCATTAACGCCCTCGTTCGGGCTATGGTCGGCGACAGCCGGATCGATTTGAACGCCCATATCATGGATGATGACTTCTCGTTCTAACGGAAGGGGGTGAAAAAACCAATGCGAAAAGGCGTGTTCCGGCGCTGGTGGGAACGGCGGTCCGGTGAAGATTCGCTGCTGAATCCTAAACAGTGGCTGCTGGACCTCTTTGGCGTGTCCAACACGTCCAGTGGAGAACGAATAACGAACGATAAGGCGCTGCTGAACAGCAACGTGTACACGTGCGCCTCCATTTTGGGCGGGGACATCGGCAAGTTACCGCTGCAGGTGTTTAAGCGCCGAGGCAACGGGATTGAAAAGGACAGCTCCCATCCGGTGTCGCGGTTACTGGGCGTCCGGTCGAACCCGTATATGAGTGCTTATATTTTCAAAGAGCTGATGCAGGTCCATGTCACGGTTTGGGGCAATGGATATGCCAATATCGAATGGGAAACCAGCGGCCCAAACAATGGCCGGCCGAAGGCACTATGGCCGCTTGACCCTTCAAAGACGGATGTCCAAGTGGATAACGTCACCGGGGAAGTATGGTACGTGACCACGCTCCCAAGTGGCGAGGTGCGGAAGATCAAACATAGCGACGTGCTGCACTTTAAAGCGATCAGTAAAAGCGGCTTAAAGGGCATCACGCCGATATCCGTCATTCGTGAAGAGCTGGGCGTTCAGCAGGCACAACGCAAGTTCCTCGGCTCGTTTTATTCGAACGGGACAGCAACCCGGGGCATACTCAAGCTGCCGGTGGGGACATCCTTGGACAAGCCGGCCAAGGATAAGGCACGCGACGAATGGCAAAAGGCAAACTCGGGGCTGAACAATGCGCATCGGATCGCTATCCTGGATGCCGGTATGGAATACCAGAACTTAGGCATGCCGCTTAACGACGCTCAGTTCATCGAAACCAGCAAATTCGGTATCGCGGAAGTGGCCAAGATTTACAAAGTTCCTGGGTACAAGCTCGGCCTGACGGACGTCAAGTTCTCCAATATGGAAAACCAGTCCTTGGAATACGTGAAAAGCACGCTGCAGCCGATCATGACCAACTGGGAGCAGGAATGTGACTACAAGTTGTTCACGGAAGTGGAGCGGCGAAGGTACTACACGAAATTCAATGCAACCGGCGAGCTGCGAGGAGATAGCGCAAGCCGGGCAGCGTACTACAAAGAAATGATCGCGATGGGCGTGTATACGATTAACGAAGTGCGCGAGCTGGAGGAGCGGGACAACATCGGAGAGATGGGAGACCGTCACTTTGTCAGCCTGAACTATGTCAGCTTGGAGAAGATGGACCAGTATCAAGCGCTAAAAGCGGGTCTGAAATCTGAGAAAGGGGGTGAATGATCTTGGAAAAGGAAATCCGATATTTGCACGCCGATGCGATTGAGATCCGAAGCGGGGAGACGGAGGGTGAAGCGCTGGGGATCGCCGGCTACGTCGTGAAATTTAACCAGCGTAGTCATCTGATTTGGGGCGAATTTTATGAACGTGTAGCGAAAGGGGCATTTATTCGCAGCCTTCAGGAGAATACGATCAAAGCGCTGTGGAATCATCGTAGTGATTTTGTTTTGGGATCGACCAAAAACAGCACTCTTCGGTTGTATGAAGACAGCACCGGGCTCCGCTTTGAAATCGACCTGCCCAATAACAGTTGGGGAAAAGATGCTTTCGAGTCCGTCCAGCGGGGGGACGTAGATGGCATGAGCTTCGGTTTCCGAGTGCGCAAAGACGCTTGGCAGTATTTGAAGGAAGAAGACGTGTACGAGCGAACGCTGTTGGAAGTGGATCTATTTGAAGTTTCGCCGACGCCGTTCCCGGCATATCCAGACAGTGAAGCCAGCCAGCGAAGCCTGGAAAGCTTAGGGATTCGAACGAAAGAACAGCGAAAACATGAAAAAGAAAAATTGTTGTTGGAACTCGACTTGTTGGCCATTGGCTAACGGGTCTTTTTTATATCCAAAAATTTATTAATGGAGGTACACCATGGACGAAAAGGAACGCGAATTGCGCCAGCGACTGGCGCAGAAGTTGGAAGAAGCACGCAACCTTGCAGGTGAAGGGAAAATGGAGGAAGCGAGATCAGCAAAGGATGCCGCACAAGCTCTCCGGAACCAAATCGATTTGCTGGCCGAGATCCGGGAGACGGATACGCCAGGAGCGACCACGCCGGTTACTGAGCCAGAAACGCGGACAGACAACCCTGACAAGGAAGCCCAGTACCGCAGTGCCTTCCTGAAAACGCTCCGAAATAGACCGCTCAGTGCGGAAGAGCGTGCATTGATTGAAGAAAGTACGATTGAAGAAACACGCGGTATGCAAGAGGGTGTCGATGAAGACGGTGGCCTGCTCGTCCCTCAAGACATCAATACGATGGTTCGGGAGCTGAAGCGGCAATACATTTCGCTTGAGTCCTACGTCACCGTCGAGCCGGTTTCCTCCCGCAGCGGTTCCCGCGTCATTGAGAAGAACGCGGATGTTACACCGTTTGTTGAGATCACAGAGCTGACCGACCTCGATGATATGGACAATCCGAAGTTTTCTCCGGTGAAGTTTGAAATCAAGGATCGTGGCGGCATTATGCCGATCAGTAACAGCCTCCTTCATGACACAGATCAAAACTTGATGGCTTACATTTCGAAATGGATTGCCAAAAAGTCCGTCGTGACAAGAAATCAATTGATTCTTACACTGCTCAACTCGAAAACGAAGGTTACGCTGAATGGTCTGGACGATATCAAAAAGATTTTGAATGTGGACCTGGACCCGAGTATCAGCCTGGGCGCGATTATCCTGACGAATCAGGACGGCTTCCACTGGCTCGACACGCAGAAGGATAGCGACGGCCGCGACCTACTGCAGCCAAACCCACAGAATCCGACTCAAAAGATGTATAAGGGTAAACCGGTTGTGGTGCTGGCGAACCGGTGGCTGCCGACAACGGGGACAACGACTAAGCTTGCTCCGATGATCATCGGGGATCTCAAAGAAGCGGTCGTCCTGTTCGACCGGCAGCAGTATTCCATCGCATCGACTAACGTCGGCGGCAAGTCGTTTGCCCGCAACTCGACGGATGTTCGCGCCATCGAGCGGGAGGACGTACGGGCGTTTGATTTGGATGCCGTCGTTTATGGACAGATCACTATCGCTTAAAACTATGGGAGCCTAGCTCTCGGATTGGAGGGGTAGCATGTACGCGACAAAGAACTATAAGGAGCCCGGCGGTCAACGCTGGGTTATCCAGGGGGAGCTTGCCCTGGAAGGTGAGGGCAAGATCACCAAGGACGGGAAAGCCATTTCGCTTGGCTCTGAGGGCGTTCCTGGCCTGGAAGGGCCTTCAGGACTCTCGGCCTATGAGATCGCCGTAAAACACGGGTACAGTGGGTCTGAGGAGGAGTGGTTGGCCTCTCTCGTGGGTCCTCCCGGTGAAGCTGGACCACAAGGGGAAAAGGGGGAGCCCGGAGCCAAAGGGGCGACTGGCCCCAAAGGTGAACCCGGATTCCCGACGGAAGCGCAGTGGAACGCCCTGCTCGAACGTGTGGCAGCTCTCGAAGCCGCACAAGGGGGCAAAGGATAATGCTGGCCACGTTGTCCCGGCTGCAGGGTTTGCTGGGCGGTGAGGCGGCATTATGGGGCGACGATATGCTGACGCTGCAATTGGCGTCAGCATCCGCCGCCATTGAAAACCGATGCAAACGAAATTTCAAAAAACAGCGTTACACGGAACGAATCAGCGGGTACGCCGGATCAAAGTATGTGAACCTGCGAAATTATCCGGTCCATTCTGTTGAATTTCCAAGCGCTTGGGATTATGAAATTTTGGAGGACGGAAGGATCTACCGGGCCGAGGGCTGGCCAGTCGGTGAACATAATATCGAGGTTTCCTATATCGGGGGTTATGTTCTTCCTGGCGATGCCACGCCCGAGGAACCGCGTACGCTGCCGGAACCTTTGGAAATAGCCTGCCTACTGTTAACTCAGACGATGCTTCGAGAGCCCGGTATTCGATCAGAGCGGGTAGGAAACATCAACGTCACGTACGCCGATGCTCCGGCTGATGGGCGCTTGCCGGCTGCAGTGGAGTCGTTAATTTTACCGTATGTGGGGCGGTGGGTATGAGCCGAAAACGCACACGCTACAGACGAGCCAATGTCGAAGTGACCGAGGATATGAACACTGCAGAACTAATTACCCGTTTACTGCCCTTAACACATAAAGAAGTACACATTGGGATGCAAGGCAATGAAGAACTAGCACTAGTTGCGGCTGTGCATGAATACGGGTCCGCCAAAATGAATATCCCTGCTCGATCCTTCATCGGCACCGGTAAGAAGAAAGGACAAGTCGCGATCGGTAAGCTGGTGCGTCCTGCCGTAATGGAGATCGCCCTGGGTCGGATGCGGGCAGAAACCTTGTTTCAAGAGATCGGGGAGCTGGGTCTGGATCGGATGCGCAAGAACTTCGACCGCATCAAGCAGCCGTCCCTGTCACCGATTTATGCTCGTCGGAAGAGCGGCAAGAAATTGTTGGTTCAAGATGAGGAATTACGGAATGCCTTAACCTTTGAAGTCACACCGAAGAGGAGGTAACCATGCGTTTTTGTTTTGGCCGCATCTTGCGGAAATACGAACGGCCGTACACCCTGATTCGTCACGTAGGCGGGGAGTACAATTCGGTCGGTGTGTATGTACCACCTGAAGCGATTAAGATTTCCCTTCAAGGCTCGATTCAACCGATGGGCGAAAACCTGTTGCAAGAAGGGGGCGGCAAGTATACCGAGGATGACCGGGTACTGTTTACTCGATATGCCCACGCGGAAGGGGATGTGGTGGAGTACGACGGCAAACAGTATACCATCCACCTCGGCGATGATTGGACAAGTTATGCCGATGTGTCCGAATACAAAATGAAACGAGTGAGCACGCATGATCCCGTTTGAGCAAATCCGGAAAGTCATGATCGAAGGGCTGACCTCCCATTTGGGTGTGCCGGTTATCGAGCTGGACGGCAGAGGGGAAATACTGCCGTACCCGTTTATGACATACAGCTTTACGGATGAAGGGAGCCCCATAGGGCATATGGCGGTAACGACCCGAGGTGATCAACTGATCCATTCCGGCACGGTTTCCATCAGCGTGGCCTTTCAAAGCTACACCCGAACACGTCTCGATAGTGTGGAGCTGGCCAACCGCGCCCGCGATTGGTTTCTGACGGAGGGTCATTGGGTGCTAAAAGATGGAGCTGGTGCGGTGGTGTTCGACGTTGGTCCGTCCCAAAACCTAGACTTGCAGATCGGCGAAGAGTGGGAAAGGCGAAATGGATTCGAAGTGGATCTACGAGCCGCCAACGTCATTACTGCACCTTTGCAGCCGATTGAGGAAGTGAATTTGAAAGGAGTAGACAGCCATGGCTAAAGATGTGAACGTCATTATCGATATTGAGCGGCCAACGCCGAAGGTTGGATTCGGTAAGCCGCTTATTTTAGGTTCCAGTGCGACGGGAGCCCCATACAAAACTTATGCTGACCTGGAAGGGGTAAAGGCCGATTATCCAGAGTCGACGGAAGAGTACAAGGCTGCAAAAGCTTTACTGAGTCAGGGAGATGATTCCCCGGCAGAAATCGCGATCATGTGCCGCAAGACCGACCAACTCATTTCCGATGTCTTACCCGAAGTATTTAATCACGATTGGTACTTTCTGATTGCCACCACGACGGACATTGACGAGGTGGGGGATATTGCGGAAGCAGTCGAGCAAAACAATTCCCGGCAATACTTTACCCGTTCGTCTGACTTGACGGATGTCGGGGTTCTGGCTGGGACGGATCATAGCCGCACAACGGTTTTGTACCATCGAGACATCACCAACTATCCGGAAGCGGCCTGGGTTGGCCGGGCCGGTTCTGCTGACGTCGGGTCATTGACTTGGAAATTCAAAGAATTAACCGGTATTGCGCCTATGCAAGTATCGGATACTGAACTGCTTGCAATCCATGCAGCCGGAGCGAATACCTACGTGACGAAAGCCGGGAAGAATCAGACGAGCGAAGGCAAGACACTAAGCGGGGAATACATCGACATCATACACGCCAAAGATTACGTCAAGTTCTCCATCGAGTACGGGGTTCAGACACTGCTGAATAATGCGCCCAAAATTAGTTTCGATGACACCGGGATTGCGCAGATTGAAGGCGTAGTGCGGACGGTGCTGCAGCGTGCGTTTAATCAGGGCATTATTGCCGCAGATAAGGACGGACAAGCGCTATATGGAACTAACTTTAAGGGGCGCGCTGAAGTCGATCCGGCTGACCGCGCACAACGGAAGTATAACGGCGGGGAATTCTGGTTCGAATTGGCTGGGGCGATTCACGAGACGACCATTCGCGGCCAGATCAGACTGTAAAGGAGGATAACACACGATGGCACAAGCGACCACATTTGATGCGAAATCCGTCACCGTGACGGTCGGCGGCGTGTATTTGACCGGGTTTTCAGAGTCCATGGTAGAGATCGAAAAGGACGAGGATAACTACGAGGTGAAGGTAGGCGCGCAAGGCGATACCGTACGAACCAAGATTAACAACCCATTGGGTACGATTACGGTGACTCTCCTGCAGACAAGTCCTCAAGTGGCATATTTAGACAAGCTGGCCAACACGGGAGAGTTGGTGCCGGTGTCCGTTATCAATGCCGGACCACCAAAAGAGACCGTAACAGTGTCCGAGGCGTTTATCAAAAAGCCGGCGGCACGCAGCTACGGAAATGAAGCTGAAGACCGTGAGTATGAGTTCCAGTGCATGGACATGTTGTTCTCGTAATCCAAAAATACAATTTAGAAAAGGATGATTATCATGGCAAATTTCAAACAGAAACAATTCACAGCCAAAAACGGAACGGTGTACACTTTTCAGCATCCCGGCGTCCGAAACGTCACCAAAATTACGGACCGTGTGAAGAACAAGCACGGTATTCCCCAGGATGAAAGGCTGGCCGACGAAATGTTGACGCATGTCGTGGTCGAGCCGAAAGTCCGTATGGAAGACTTTGAATCTTACGCCGATTTGACCGAAGTGGTAAGTGCTGCATTTGCCTTCATCACGGGCCACGATCAGGATGAATCCGATGACGATCAGCAAACAGGAAGCTAAAGAGCGGGCAAGCCGGAACTGGAGCCAGTGGCGGCTGCTTCTCAGTGACATGTCCATAACCTACAGCGATTTGAACCGGATGGATGACGATGATATCGCAGAAGCGAATGCCGCACTGGATATGTATTTGGAACAGCAAAAACGACAGGGAAACCGGAAACAGACGTCCTCATAGGGCGTCTTTTTTGCTGTTTCAGGAGGTGAAAACACAATGGCAGGCGGAATCATCGGCAATCTGATGTATGCCGTGGGCTTTAAGGTCAATACCAGGGGACTAAACGAAGCAGACTCGAAGATGTCAACCCTGAGAAAAAGCGTGGTCGGTTTAGGACTGGCCGCATCGGTGGCCGCCGCCGGAATTGGAATAGCGGGGATTAATGCTGCATCGGACTTTGAGAAATCCATGTCTCATATCCAGATGGCCACGGGGGCAGCTGCGGAGCAGATGGAGGAAACCCGGGATATCGCCAAAAATCTCTATAGTCAAAATTTCGGGGAAGACTGGCAGGACTTGGGGAGTTCCATCGCTAGCGTGGCACAGATAACGGGACAGACAGGCGCTGAGTTGGAAAACACTACAAGGAATGCCCTGCTGCTACGAGACGCGTTTGGGATCGAGGTTAACGAATCGGCGCGCGCCGCTAAGACCATGATGGAGAACTTCGGGATCTCGTCCGAGGAAGCGTTCAACCTGATTGCCCAGGGTTCACAAAAGGGGCTGGATTTCTCCGGTGAGCTGATCGATACGATTAATGAATATTCATTGCAGTTCAAGTCCCTGGGGTTTGACGCGAATGAGATGTTTGATACACTCGCCGCTGGTTCCGCAGAAGGCGCATTTAATCTGGACAAGGTAGCTGATGCCGTCAAAGAGTTCAATATCCGTTCTAAAGATGCCGGAGACAAGGGCGCGGTTGAGGCTTTTGAAATGTTGGGCCTCAACGCCGATCAAATGATGCGTACCTTTGCGGCCGGCGGACCTGCAGCCAAACAAGCCTTTACCCAAATTACGCAAATGATCGGAGATATTGAAGATCCGGTTGCACAAAACACGGTGGCGGTCGGCTTATTCGGAACCCAATTCGAAGACCTGCAGAAAGATGTCATTACAGCGATGGGCTACGTAGACAGTCAGTTCGACATGACGAAGGGCAGTATGGAAGAGTTGAACAAGATCAAGTTCAACAAGCCCGGCGAAGCCTTTTCGATGTTCGGGCGACAACTGGAGACCGGCATTCTGATTCCGATCGGGGAAAAGTTGCTTCCGTTTCTGAATCAATTTGGCCAATGGCTGGCCGATCACAGGCCCCAAATCGAAGCGTTCGGGAATGCGATCGGGGATGCTATCGGCGGCGCTATTACCTTTGTGACAGAAAAGGCCAAAGAGGTCTATGAGTTCATGACAAGCAACTGGGAAGGCATAAAAGAAACCGTCATCGGACTCGGTGCAGCAATGATTGCCCTGAAGGGGACGTTTATCGCCATGAAGGTCATCAAAACAATAAATGTTCTGATGGCTGCATTTCGTGCCGGCACGTTAATTGCAACGGCTGCCCAGTTGGGACTGAATGTTGCCATGCTGGCCAACCCGATGACTTGGATAGCTGTGGGAATTGCGGCGGTTATTGCAGGTATTGTGCTACTCATTCGTCACTGGGATAAAGTAAAGGCTGTCATGGGCAGGGTCTGGAATTGGATCAAATCTGTCTTTGGAGGTATCGGTAACTGGTTTAAAACACGTTTTACCGAAGCGTATAACGGAATCGTCAGTGCATTTGGCAGAATCGGCGCATGGTTCAGAGGAAATTGGGAAGCCACCAAAGCGGTGTTTGCTGGTGTTGGCACATGGTTCTCGGGCATATTCACCCAAGCTTATCAAGGGGTGGTGAACGCCTTCGGAGCCGTTCGGGGATGGTTCGGCAGCATTTGGGAAGGCATCAAATCCATATGGTCTGGTGTAACGACGTGGTTCGGGAGCCTCTTCAGTGGAGCGTATGAGTCCATCAAAACCGCCTTCGGTGGGGTAAAGGACTGGTTTGGAAGTCTGTGGGACGGGATCAAGGCCGGATTCACGAGCTTTATTAATATGATGATTGCCGGAATCAACACACTCATTAATGGTCTCAACAAAATCCAAGTCAGCCTCCCTGACTGGGCAGGGGGTCAGTCGTTCGGAATCAACATTCCGAATATCCCTATGCTGGCCAAAGGTGGCATCGCGACTGGTCCGACGCTGGCCATGATCGGGGAAGGAGCCGAAAGCGAGGCTGTACTGCCCTTGTCCAAATTGGAAAGCATGCTGCAGCAGCCGCGATATCCGCAGGAAACCCGCCTGCAGCCAGCAGCGGCGCCGGCGCGATATGCTCCTGCAGCTGCATCGCTGCCGCCGATTGAAATTCATATCAATGTTCCGCCTGGAAGTGGTGGCGGAGGAAGCTCATCGGCAGAGCAGACAGCCCAGATCATCGCGGCCGAAGTTCGACGACAGGTTCAGGAGATTCTCGAAAGTGCTGGGCGGATCTTGAATGTACAGGGGGCGGCGATCCATGGCAACAATTAATGGTCTTTACATTTTAATCGAGACGGAGGACCCGAACTATGCTAACGAGGTGACTGAGCAGCCAGTCGAGAAGGGCGTGTCCATCTCGGACCATGTGCAGCGGCTGGGCCGCTCGATGGCGGTCAGCGGGTACGTGGTCGGTCCGAATGCATCCAAGATCCGGGCTGATTTGATAAACCTATCGGATAAGGGAAAGCTGGTGCATTATGTTGGCCGGAACTCGTTCGTAGGTGTCATTACAGAGCTAACCACCAGTCATACGTATCAAGTGGCAAATGGGTACGCCGTTTCCTTCACCTTAAAGGAGATCCGGGTGGCCGAGACCTCGGCAGCAGGCAAATTGCCTGCCCCGATCCGGTCCCAGGCCGCGCCGATTATCAACTCAGGGACGAAGAAGAAAAAAACGAAAGCCGATAGCAAGAAAAAAAAGAAAAGCTCGTCCACGAAGAAGAGCAAGGCGAAATCCAAGAAAGAGAAGGAAAAAACGCAGAAAGTGAAATTTAAACCGGGAAGTAAATGGGGGTGAGGCGTCGTGGAGTATGTGGACATCGAAAAAAAACTGATCCCGTACCGGTTTGACGTCGATATCGCTGAAGAAACATACACCTTCGAAGTGCAATATAATGCCGAGCATGATTTCTTTACGGTCGATCTAGAGCAGGACGGGGAAGTGCTGGCGGTCGGGGTTAAGCTGGTTTACGGCGTGCCTCTATTCGGGGACATTCAAGATGGAAGGTTCCCAGCTTACCCCCTGCTGCCCCTTGACCTCTCCGAAGAAAGCCAAGCGGTCACCTGGGAAACCTTGTCCGAGCGAGTGTTTTTATACGTCATCGATGAGGAGGCGGTAAGTGATGGCTAACTTCGGCCGGGTTGTTGAAGTGATGGTTGCCGGCATGACCTTTTCGATGGATAAGTTCAACATCGAGGGAACCGTTCCGTTTGATGATGATGTGCTGCCCAACGAATCGGAAATCAATATTTGGAACCTTACGGCTGAGACTATCAACAAAATCAAACGCGGAAGCACCCTAATGGTAAATGCGGGTTATACGGGCGATGTGGGCGTTATTCTGCATGGTTTCGTGTCGTCCGTCCGTAGTCGGCGGGAGGGCGTGGATAAGATTACGACCATTCATGTCATCGACAGTGAAGACCTCAGCAAACGGACCCTAAAGGATGTCAGTTACAAATCCGGCACGCTGGCCAGTTACATCATTCGGGACATGGCCGGGCAGATCGGGCTGCCGATTGCTCAATTTGAACTGGTGCAGGATTACCGTTACATGGATGGATATACCGCATCCGGCGAAGTGACCGACATCATATCGAAAGTTGCCGAGGACTGCAAAACATCGGTGTATATCAATAAAGGTCGATTGTATATCCGGAATTTGAAGCGCGGCGCGGATAACCGGTTCAAGCTATCCGCCGAAACGGGGCTTATTGGCGTTCCGGAGTATCAGGAAGATGATGAATCCAAGGGGTATCAAATTACTTCACAGCTGCAGTACAGGATCACGACCGCCTCGGTTGTCGATTTGACAAGCGAAGCCTTCACCGGCAGGCTACACGTCCGCAGCGGTGCCCATACGTTTTCCCGAACGGGCGACTTTACCACGACGATGGAGACGGTGCTATGAGCCGGAACGATCCAGCGGGAACATTGGCAAAGCTGCTTCAGGGCTTAGGCGGGAAACAAGCCGGAGGCATTCATGTTGCCGCAATCTGCCGGGTACTGTCCTTTGATTCCGCCACCTGCAAGGCGACGGTGCAGCCCCTGATTCGTTCCGGAAGCGAAGACCCGGCTCCGATTCAGAATGTGCCGGCGCTAGGACATCGATATGCCGTTGATGGCGGGGCTGAACAAGTCTATAAGCCGATGCTAAAAAAAGGCGATGTCGTGCTGGTCGTCTATGCTGACCACGAGATCAAGAACGGCCTGAACGGACAGGTGGCCAGCCCCGACAGTTTGCGCATGCATGATAAAAACGACGCGGTGATCATCGGGGTGTTTCCAGGATCACTATGACAATCAGGAGGTGAAGGCGTGCAGTCTTTGCTGCTAACGAATGGGGATTTGGTGTTTGACGGCGATGAACTGGTGATGGTGGATGGTCCAGACGAACAAGCTCAGTGTATCCGGATTACGCTAGGCACGAATAAAAACGAGTGGTTTTTAGATCCGGAACTCGGCATTTCATTTGAACGCTTTTTAGGGAAGAATCTCAGCCAGGAAGAAATGATTGAGGAACTTCGGGAGGGCTTGCATCAATTGGAATTCATCGATACGGTGGACGACATTACGATTACCCAGGACACGAGAAGCCGAAAACAGCTTGTCACTTTCACGGCCACGACGATCGATGGAGAGGTTATCAATCAGGAGGTAATGTTAGATGGCTTTGGATCGAACGGGATTTAAACGGGAACGGTTCGAAGACGTGTTTGCCAGCATGGAAGAGAAAGCACGGGAAACGTTTGGCGAGACGGTCAATACGTCCGCCCGTTCTCCGCTGGGCATCATTTTGCGAATTGTGGCGTGGGTCCTGGCCAGGCTTTGGCAGGACGCCGAGGATATCTACAATAGTGCTTACGTTAATACAGCCGAGGGCGTCAGCCTGGACCGTTTGGGTCCGTATGTCGGCGTGAGCCGGATCTTGGATCAATATGCGACGGGCCATGTGGTGCTGACCGGCACGCCAGGATATATTGTTCAGGCTGGGTTTCGCGTGGCTGCAGGAGAACGATATTTTGAGACGGACGATAATGTGACGATCGGACCGGACGGGAAGGTGACCGCAGCTATTACGGCCGTTGAACCTGGGCAGCTGGGGAACGTCGCAGCCGGCACCATTATCGATATCGTCAATCCGAACGCGGATGTTACCGACGTGACCAATCCGGAGCCCACGGGAGGCGGACGTGAAAAGGAAACGGACACGGAGTTTAGGGACCGTTTTTCGTTGTCTGTGGCGTCAGGCGGCTCCGGAACCGTTGAAAGCATTCGCGGGGTTCTGCTATCAGTCCCCGGCGTAAGGGCGGCGACGGTGATTGAAAATACGACCAATACAACCGATTCGGATGGTCGGCCGCCCAAGTCGTTCGAAGCCTACGTGCTGGGCGGTCAGCCGGACGAGATCGGGTCTGCAATCTTCGCAAAGAAGGCGGCGGGCATTGAGGCTTATGGATCAGAAAGTGTGACAGTGACGGACCTAGCGGGGTATCCCCACGAGGTCCGTTTTTCGTATGCACAGACGGCCCCGGTTGCCATACGGGTCACGGTGAGCAAAAACAGTAGCTATCCTGCTGACGGCACGGCACTAATCAAAACGGCCATCATCAAATACATTGGCGGCGAAGATGCAGACGGCCAACTGTACGCTGGTCTATCGATGGGGGCTGCCATCATACATGCGCGGTTAGTTGCAACCGTGTTAACCATCCCTGGAGTGGTGGATGTGAACGTAGAGATTTCAACCGATGATGGGGCCAGCTGGCTCGAAGGGAATATTCCGATCCTGCCGCAGTCCGTCGCCCAGATCAATGCCGATCACATCACGGTGGTGACGATATGATCCAGGAACTGTTAGGACGGCTTACTGATGTGTACCGAAAGGATCCGAATAGTAATATCGGCAAACTCATGGACATCTTTGCTCATGAGTTGGAAAGGCTGAGAGCTACCCAACAGCGCATGAGTGAATGGAGGGACATCGATCGGGCTGAAGGAACGACGCTGGACCGGATCGGGACCAACGTGGTGCAGCCTCGTGGCGTGGCAACGGATGAAATTTACCGGATTTTGATTAAATCCAAGATTGCCCGAAATCTCTCGAAGGGTGACATTAATACGATCATTCGGGTATTGTCTACGGCTTTAAATGCGCCGCCGTCGGAAATTAAGATCGCGGAAAAATATAACGATCCAAACGAACCGGAGCCTGCAGCCATCAGCATTATTCAGCTGCCGCTGGCCAGAATTAACGCCGTCGGCATGAGTGCTTACCAGTTCGCTCGAATCGTGCAGCGCACAGTCGCTGCCGGGGTACGTGTCGGCGTCATCGAGTTGACCGGCACGTTTGCATTCTCATCAATTCCGGATGATATCGAGGTTGATGATAAGGCCGGCTTCAGTGACCTGTCGGGGAACATAGGCGGATACCTGGGTGCCGTGTATGATCCAGCAGTGGATACAGATTTACCGATTTAAGGAGGGGTTCCATGAGTTTTAATGAGAAGTTGCCGGACTGGGAAAATCCCGGAACGGAACCACCAGAAAGTAAGAAACAGACGGGTTTTTTGCCAGCTGAAAAGCCGCCGGCTGATTGGTTTAACTGGCTATTTCATCGGAATTATAAGGCGCTGGAGGAGCTGCGAAGTAAAGCTGAAACCGTTGATAACAAAAATCGGCCGGATGGATATGCAGGACTAGACAATATCGGCAAGATACCAACTGAATTGTTGCCGGACGATCAAGAAATTGTGCTGCCAGACGCATCCCTTACTCAAAAGGGCATCACGCAGCTATCCAGCGCTACCGACAGCACGTCCGAGGCGATGGCCGCGACACCAAAAGCAGTAAAGGCTGCATATGACCGGGGGAGCGCTGGAGTGACGGCAGCTGCTACCGCACAGTCCCGAGCGGACTCCGCTTTTAATGAGGCGACTGCGGCAAAGCAGCTTGGAGTTGAGCAGAAAGCGAATGTGGTTGCCGCGCTCAACTCCATAGGTGTACCGGCATCCACAAGTGAATCCTGGGCGCAACTCATTCCAAAGATATCGGCAATCATCCGAGCAACAGGCAATGCAACGGCAGCCGATCTATTGGCCGGGAAGAGCGCCTCAAATGCAAGCGGTCCATTTAACGGCAGTATGCCTAACCGAAGCGCCGAAAACCATCACATGCCGGGGCTTGCATCGACTGTATGGGCAGGTGATCGCTTTTTTATTCAACCTCCACATGGTTATTATAACGGGTCCTCCTGGGTAACAGCGGCGGTTCCAGGGCTGACCGCTGCTAACTTGCGCGCAGGGGTAGACGTTGCGGGGTTGATTGGGACCTTGGTTGAGGGCAAACGATTTGCGACTGGACAATTTATTATCCCCACTTCCGGCTTAGGTGTGGTTAACAATCTAGCATTTAGACCACGAACTATTGTCTTTGCTCAAGCAGGTTGGGATGGGGTAAGTTGGATCGTTGGTGTGTATAGTGAGGAAACACTTACAGGTTCGAATATTTTGAACGCAACGTTTGATCAGATGAAAGGTATCATCCGATCGGGCGGCATAACACCAGGGGATGGCGGATTTACAGCCGTTGCAACGAACTCAGACTTCCAGAGGACATATAACTACATCGCATTGGCATAGGAGGGAGACCACAGTGAACATTGGACACAAATTATATTATGACAAAGATACTGGAATGATCATTCAGCATATTTGGGAAGCCTCGGGGGAATGGACTATCGAAACCTCTCGGGAAAAAGATTTTGAAGACTTTCCTGCGCTGGCTGAACGAAATCCTGATTCTGTTGGACTGCTTCAGCTTGAATACGGTCAATATGCTGCGGACTTCGATGATGTCCTTGCTAAAAAGGGGGATTACCGAGTTAATCCAGAAACTGGTGAGCTAGAGTTTTGGTATCCTGATCCGGACGATCCGGAAGCACCCCCTATGTTCCGAAAGCCATTGACGCAAGAAGTCGATGAGCTGAACACAACGATCGGAACGATCCTGCTGGAGAGTGCCAATGATAAGGCAACGATAGCCTCCCTAGAGGATACCGTGGGTAGCTTGCTCCTCGAAGTGGCCGCGCTGAAAGGAGGTGCAGTGTAAATGTGGTATCCGATCATCAAGCGTTATTACGATAACCAGCATCCTATGTATGACAATGACAGTCTAAAAACTTTTGTCGTGGCCAAGATGATCACGGCGGAGGAATACCAGCAAATCACCGGAATCGAATACGCAGCTTAGAGCGCCGAAAGGCGTATTTTTTATGCCCTTGGAGTGGTCCAGGGGCTTTCATATTAAATTAGGGGGAAATCACTTGGATAAATGGAAAGCAATCATCAGCTCAATTGGGGCTGTCTTGGTACCGGTTTTTGAATTTTTGTATGGCGAGGGGGAGGCTGTAATCGGAATCATGACTGCCTTGCTCTTCTTTGTAATCATGGATTGGTTGTCCGGTGTCCGCGCCGCAAAGCTTGATAATACGTATGGCAGCCGGTACGGTTTGGATGGTGTGGCCAGGACGTTCTTTATTTTGCTCCTGCCAGCTGGTGGCCATCTTCTGGACGTCGTCTTTAAGCTGCCGGGTATCATCTTCGGCGCGCTGGCCATCGGTACTCTATACCATGTCGTGCAAAGCATGACGGCTAACTCGATCCGGGCGGGATGGGGCGACCATCTGCCGTTGCCGGTCCTTAACGCGATCATTGAATGGGTGAAGTCGGAACTGGACAAGAAGATCCAACGTGCCGAGCAACGGAAAGGGGGAGCAGCAGAGTGACAAAGGTAAACATCGTTTACCCTGGGTTGAAATTTAAATATGCCCTAGATCCGCCACCTTCTAAGGTGGTTTATCTGGTGCAGCACCATATGGCTCATAAGTCGTGGGGGATTCACGAGGTCCATGATTTCCATAAAAACTCTCGGGGGTGGAACGGGATCGGCTATAACTGGTGGATTGGGTTTGATGGAACCATTTATGAAGGCCGTGGCTTCCATTATGGGGCAGGGGTAGAAGGCCACAACCACGATTCACTCCATGTTGGGTACCAAGGTGATTTTACTCAGCAGAAGATGACCGACGCGCAGCTTGCTTCAGGGATTGCTTTAAATACTTGGCTAATGGAAAAGTACCCTTCAGCCAAGGTTGTCGGCCATAAGGAACTGGCGTCTACCTCTTGCCCAGGTCAATACTTCCGGATGGCTGAACTGATACAAGGGTTATCAAGAAAGGAGGATAAGCCAGTGAGCAATCAAACCCGAGACATTAATATCGTCAGCCAGTGGGCAGCATCCAGTTGGGAAGCAGCCACAAAGCTAGGGTACTTCGATGGGACGCGCCCAGGCGCACCGATCACTCGAGAGGAAATGGCTATTGTCATTATGCGTATGGAAAACAAAAAGTGAGCATCGATAAAAAACACCCCACTAACCTTAATTGGTCGGTGGGGCGTTTTTTGTGTTTTTTATTCTAAATTATCTATCGCGTATTGGGCTTCTTCTTTAGTGAATTTCTCACCGTATTCCGAAATCAATTGATCATAAATAGCCGAATCGGACATACTCATAGATTCTGCATATTGTTCCGCTTTTTTTAATGCGTTTTCTTTCCAATCCCATTCAATGTTATCGATAGCATATTTAGCGGCATCTGCCGGGAAATTCTCTCCATATTCAGATGTCAACTGATCGTAGATGCCTGCTTTTGACATACTCATAATTTCCGCATACATTTCCGCTTTTTGTAATGCCGCTTTATGTTCCCTAGGGACGTTATCTTCTTTAGGTTCCTCTTTCGGCTCTTCCTTTGGTTCTTCTTTCGGTTCTTCTTTCGGTTCTTCTTTTGGTTCTTCTTTTGGTTCTTCTTTTGGTTCTTCTTTTGGTTCTTCTTTTGGTTCCTCTTTGACGCTAGTTTGTTCAACATTTTTCGCTGGCTCAGAAACTACTGCCTTGTCCGGCGCTGCTTCTTTTGGTTCTTCTGAATTGCCAAGATTACCTATGACCCCAACCACAATAACAAGCAGTACCCAGAACCACCACTTCTTATAAATCGGCTTCTTCAATTCGTCTTTCCCCCAATTCCCAGATATTATGACATAAAGTAGTCTACCAGACCTAGGAAAATATTTCTATATCAATATAGTACTATTCAGTTTTCTGGTATGGTCGACTCAAGCAAGCTATGGTAATATTTTGATTATGAGACGATATATGAAACCGCTGACAGCGGACCTGCATTTTTATACCGCGATGCTGGATCGTACGTCGATTGCCGTTTTTATTGCGGACGAGCTAATCGGTTGTGGCCGGATTTATGAGATTACGGAGAATAGCGTTAAGGTTGGAGAGGCACGGTATCTTCGAGAGACTTGCACGTTTAAGTATGTTGAATAGATTGCGAGGAGACGATTATGAGTAATTATCTAGAAGACTTAGTAAAATCGATAAAAGTACCGACTGATATTACTAGGGCGGCTCTGGAACCAGTTGCAAAAGAAGTTGGAGAAGGTTTAGGGAATCTTTTTTATCTTGCCTTTGCTCCGGTTCTTAAAGCAAAGATCAAAAAAGAACATGAGATAAAATTACTCAAGGAGGATATAGAACGAGAAATTGCTAAAATACCAGTAGATCAGTTGATTGAACCGAAGATTAATATTGTCGGTCCCGCATTAGAGGCAGCTAAGTATTACATAGAATATGCAGACCTTAGGGAAATGTTTGCTAAACTAATCGCTTCTTCAATGAATGAAAAAGAATTCGAAAATAGCCATCCAGCATTCGTTGAAGTCATCAAGCAGTTTTCCCCCCTTGATGCTACTGTAATAAAGTACTTGAATGAAAATCATGAAAAGGCTGGTTGCGGAATAATTGTCGGGAAAGATAATGAGGGAATCATACAAATAGTAAAAAATTTCTTTCCTTTTCCAAACTTAGACGAGAATAATTACCCACATTATACCGCATCTGTTGATAATCTAATTCGGCTGGGCTTAGTAACTATTAATGAGCGTGATCGTTTTGTAAATAACGATCGCTATGATCTTTTAGAAAGCCATAAATTGTTGGATTATTTCCAAAATAAAGAAATTGATAAAATAAAAAAAGATGTTGGCTATGATTTAATTATAGATCTCCTGAAAACCTCTTGGAGTTTTACTCAGTTTGGTAGTAACTTTTGCAAATGTTGTTTGTAATCTAAACAATAAACTCCGTAAACACCGGACTCCGCAGCATCCCCGATTGTGTCCAGTTCCGTGTCTTCACCCTCGCACGAATTCGCGGATCCACGTAGACGAAATTACGGTCCTCACCGGTTATAAGCGGCTTAACCACGCTGTAAAACGCCTTTTTGTGCGTAGGACTTGCGCCTAGTTCGATTACACCGGCTGGGCGCATTTTTGCGTTATCGAAAATGCTCGCAAGCCACCCGAATTCCTCTTTCCGATAACCCGTTATAAAAACATCTACGTAACACCAATTTATGACTTTTCGCCAATTATCCGATCGTCGCCCTGTTTCATACCTACTATCCTTTCGCTTGCCGACAACGCCCTCCATGCCGCGAGACTCGATCTGCTCAAACAGAGCCTCACCGGCACCAACGATAAACGGTACTATGCCAAAACTGGTGGACGGCAACGGGATTTGCGCGAGGATCTCTTTGCGTTCCATCAGCGGCAATCTACTCAAGTCCCGGCCGTTATACTGCAGTATGTCGAAGATAACGAAAGTAGCTGGTTGCGAAACGGACAGTGCTGCGATCTTATCGGCCTTTTTCGCCTGGAATCGCGTCATGACGGCCTCAAAGTCAGAGTTGCCGGTCGCTGGATCAACGCATGCGACCTCGCCGTCTAAAACGATATCGTGCGGAAATATGGCACCTGCAATCTCCGGATACTGACGAGTGCAGTCGTTGTTATGGCGTGTGTATAACCGGACAACTCCGTTTTGTTGAGAAAATATCATGCGGTGTCCGTCGATTTTAGGTTCGAAAATGAAGCTCGAGTCTGAGAACGGGCCAGGTGCAGTTGCGAGTAACATCGGGTCAATAAACATACTAACGCCTCCTTACCGAATTATAGCTCTTTGTTGTATTGTAAAGGGACGGTAAGTTGTGGTAGCAATTATACAATGCGTTTTGGAGAACATTTACATTGATTCAAGAACTAACGTTCGCATATAATACAAACAAATGTTCTCGTATTGGAGGCGGGCGTTGATGGAAAAGTACATTGGAAATGTAATTGAGATTATTTACATTGATCGCGATGGGAAGATTACGCAGCGTAAAATTAAGTTGCAGGGTATCAGAAATAAATTGATTCGTGCGACGTGTCTGAACACCAATCAAACAAGGGTTTTCCGAATGGATAACGTCTTGTCCTGGGGCCTAGCAAAAGGGGCTGGAATGAATGCTTCCTGA